ACTACAACCCAGCTGAGGCTTTGAATATGTATTTTCAAACTGGTAGTGTTATTGGTAGATCACTAACCCAAGATGGCGATATGAACTCTGGCAAAGTACCTGTTCAAGAGTTAAATAGCTCTGGAGGTAACGCTAAGATATCTTCGCTTATACAAACGTATCAATATTATTTACAGATGATACGTGATGTGACGGGATTAAACGAAGCTAGAGACGGTAGTTTGCCTGATAGAAATACGTTGGTAGGTTTGCAAAAACTAGCAGCCAACGCTTCAAACGTGGCAACTAGACATATTACTCAGTCTAGTTTGTTTTTAACATTAAACACAGCTGAAAATATAGCGTTGAAAATAGCTGATGCTTTAGAGTTTCCATTAACTAGAAGCTCTTTACAAAACTCTATATCAACTTACAATATTAAAACGCTGGATCAAATAGTTAAGTTAAATCTTCACGACTTTGGTATATTCTTAGAGTTAGAACCAGACGAAGAAGAACAAGCTCAATTAGAAGCTAATATACAAGCGTCTATACAGCAAGGTAGTATAAATCTTGAAGATGCTATTGATCTTAGACAAATTAAAAATCTCAAGCTTGCCAACCAAATGCTTAAAGTTAAGCGTAAACAAAAGCAAGAGCAAGACATGCTTATTCAGCAGTCTAACATTCAAGCACAAGCAGATGCTCAGGCTTCTACAGCTGAAAGAACAGCCATGGCGGAAGTTCAAAAACAAGAGGCAATTAGTGGTTCTAAAGTACAGTTTGAGCAAGCTAAGAGTCAAATGGAAATTCAACGCATGCAAACAGCTGCTCAAATAGAGATGCAAAAAATGCAGCAACAATTCCAGTATGACATGCAGTTAAAGCAAATGGAAGTACAGTCTATTAGCCAAAAGGATATGGCTAAGGAAGATAGAAAAGATAAGCGTATAAAAATGGAAGGTACGCAACAAAGTAAAATGATTACTCAAAGAAAAAACGATTTATTGCCAATAGACTTTGAACAAGAAGGATCTGAAGCTATACCAGCTGAATCAGTTCCTCCTTCTATGTAAATAAATCTTTAATTATTTAATTATATTATATTATGTCAGTAGAAACAAAACAAGAAGGTGAATTTACCTTAAAAGGTAAAAATAAAAAAACACCAAAAAAGTTAGTCAAAAATGAAGAAATTACCAAAGTAGATCTAACAAAACCAGAGGCGCAAGGCGAGGTTGTACCAGATGTAACCAAGGTAGTAATTCCAAAAGAAGAAGAAAATGCCTTTCAAGCACAAGAGACAAATGATAGCAATGCTGTTGTCGAAGAATCCAAAAACAGTGGCGACAGCGAAAGAGTGGTTGAAGAAGTACGGACCGCCGAAGAAAAAGTAGAAGAGTCTCCAATACAAGTTATTGAAGAAGTAAAAGAAACAGAACAAGAGCTAAAAGAAGCTATAAGAGATGAAAAAGTTTTAGGTAAACAATTACCAGAAAACATCGAAAAGTTAGTTTCTTTTATGGAGGAGACAGGTGGTAGCGTAGAAGATTATGTAAGATTAAACGCTGATTATTCTTCGGTTGATGACAAAACTTTATTAAAAGAATATTATAAAAAAAATAAACCTTATTTAGATAATTCAGACGTAGAACTTCTTTTAGAAGATTTTGATTACGATGAAGATTTAGATGAAGAAAAAGATATACGTAAGAAAAAACTTGCGTTTAAAGAAGAAGTTGCAAAAGCTAGAAACTTTTTAGAGGATACTAAGGCTAAATATTACGATGAAATCAAGTTGAGATCAAACGTAAACCCTGAAGCTCAAAAAGCTATAGACTTTTTCAATAGATATAATAAGCAGCAAGAAGTGGCTGAGCAACAACACCAAGTTTTTAAGGAAAATACAAAAAAGCTTTTTACTGATAATTTCGAAGGTTTCGACATTAAAGTTGGTGAAAAGAAATTTAGGTATAAAATTCAAAATGCTGATAAAGTTGCAGAAAATCAATCTAACATACAAAACCTTGTCGGGAAGTTCTTAGACAATGATGGTAATGTTGTTGACACGGTTGGTTACCACAAAGCTATTTATGCTGCAGAAAACGTAGATCGCATTGCAGCTCATTTTTATGAGCAAGGAAAAGCTGAAGCTATTAAAGACGTTGTAAATAAATCTAAAAACTTGAGTGAAACTAAAGCTAGATCAACTCAGGGTGATGTATTTTTAAATGGATTTAAAGTTAAAGCAATTAGCGGCGCTGATTCTACAAAACTTAAAATTAAAAAATTTAAATAACCAAAATTAAAAAATTATGGCAGGTACATTAACCCCACAATTTGGTACAATTCAGCCGTCTCAACAACAACAACTGCTGAATACCAATTATTTACAATTTAACGATCCAGCTGGAGCTGATTTTAGTTCTTTCGCAGAGCAATATCTTCCTGAGATTTATGAGCAAGAAGTAGAGCGTTACGGAAACCGTACTCTTTCTGGATTCTTACGAATGGTAGGCGCTGAAATGCCTATGACATCTGATCAAGTTATTTGGTCTGAGCAAAACAGATTACACGTTGCTTATGATAACGCTACGTTTGCAGTTGTAGCTGGACCACCAGCTGTTTCTACTATTACAGTACAAGCTGCTGACACTAACGTTATTTCTGTTGGCGACACTGTAGTTGTTTTAGACGACAACGGAGCTGAAGTTAAGTGTTACGTTAGCGCTAGCACAACTGGTGCTGGTGGTAATATCGTAGTAGAACCTTATACTTCTACTGATTTAACTGCCGCTGGACTAGTAGGTAATGTTAAAGTATTCGTTTACGGTTCTGAGTATGAAAAAGGATCAACAACTCCTAACTACAACAGCATCGAGCCAGCTTTCACTTCTTACTCTAACACTCCAATCATTATTAGAAGCCAGTACCAAGTAAATGGTTCTGATATGGCTCAAATTGGTTGGGTTGAGATTGCTACTGAAGATGGAGCTTCTGGATACTTGTGGTACTTAAAAGCTGAGTCTGAAACTCGCTTACGTTTCGAAGATTACTTAGAAATGTCTGTAGTTGAAGGTGAAATTGCTAGCACTGATATTGGTGGTGGTGTTCCTTCTGCTGCATCTGCTGCTGGTAAAAAAGGTACTCAAGGTCTTTTTGCAGCTATCAAAGATAGAGGTAATGAGCTAGTTGGATTTGCTCCAACCGCTACTACCGTAGATGATTTCGACAATATCTTAAGAAACTTAGACACTCAAGGAGCTATTGAAGAAAACATGCTATTCTTAAACAGAGACATGTCTTTAGCTTTTGACGATATGCTTGCTGGATTATCTGCAGGTGGTTCTGGTGGTACTGCTTATGGATTATTTGAAAACTCTGAGGAAATGGCTTTAAATCTTGGATTTAGCGGTTTCCGTAGAGGTTCTTATGATTTTTATAAGACAGACTGGAAATACTTAAACGATGCTTCAACTCGCGGTGGATTCACTGGAACTGCTGCTATTGAAGGTGTTTTAATTCCAGCCGGAACTTCAACAGTATACGATCAAATTCTAGGAACTAACATCCGTCGTCCATTCTTGCACGTGCGATACAGAGCTTCACAAGCTGATGATCGTCGTATGAAGTCTTGGTTGACTGGTTCAGCAGGAGGTGCTTTCACGTCTGATTTAGATGCGATGCAAGTAAACTTCTTGTCTGAAAGATGTTTAGTTACTCAAGCTGCTAATAACTTTGTTATTTTCACTGCAGTGTAATTATTACTTAAAAATCTTGGGGTTATCATTTTGGTAACCTCAGGATTTTATTTTTAAACTATTTAATTTTATTATATTATGGCTAAAAAAGCTAAAGCAGAAGAAACCGTTGAGGTTGCACCTCAACCAACTGTGGCAAAAAATGCACCAGTTCAAAAAACACAAAAACCAGAGTGGGAAATTAAAGATAGAGTTTATTATTTAACTAAAAATAAAAAACCACTAACATATACAATACCAACTAGACACTCTAGAAAAACACCATTACTTTGGTTTGATGAAAAAACAGGTACACAAAGAGAAATTAGATATGCTACAAATCAAAACTCTCCATTTGTTGATGAGCAAAAAGGTGAGGTTACTATGGGGCACATTGTTTTTAGAGATGGTGATTTAAGAGTTCCAAAAGAAAAACAAAATCTTCAAAAATTATTATCTTTATATCACCCTTTAAAAGGCAAAGTATATGAAGAATTTAGCGCTGTACAAGTTGCTGTTGAAGAATTAGATATTTTAGATTTACAACTTGACGCTATGAATTTAGCTAGACAAATTGATGTTGATCAAGCTGAAGCTATTTTAAGAGTTGAGTTAGGATCTAAAGTTGATTCAATGAGTTCAAAAGAACTTAAAAGAGATACATTAATATTTGCTAGAAATAACCCAAAATTATTTATTCAGTTAGTTAATGATGAAAATGTTCAATTAAGAAACATAGCTATCAAAGCCGCTGAATCTGGAATAATTAATTTATCTCAAGATCAAAGAACATTTACATGGGGGTCAACGGGTAGAAAGCTAATGAATGTTCCTTTTGATGAAAACCCATATTCAGCGTTTGCTGCTTTCTTAAAAACAGATGAAGGCGTTGAAATCTATAAATCTATAGATAAAAAACTATAAAAACAAGTGATACTAATATATAGGCGGTTTCGGCCGCCTTTTTAGTATAAAAATATATAAAATGGCAATAAATGTAAATACTGTATATCAAACCGTTCTTTTAATATTAAATAAAGAGCAGAGAGGTTATATAACACCTCAAGAATTTAATAATATTGCTAATCAAGTACAGTTAGAAATATTTAACTCGTATTTTCCAGACGGAGATCAAGCTAATAAAGAACCAGAATAACACACAAAATGATACTGAGTTTTACAACTCTTTTAATACTCAAGACTCTAGACTAGATCCTTTTAAGTTCACTACTTCAGAGTTTGTTTATGATTCTGGTAGAAACTCTTGGACATATCCGTCAAATTCATTACCTATATCTAAAATAGGTTCAGTGTATTGCAACTACGACAATGCAAGCTATAAAGAGGCCGATAGGCTTTCTTATAAAGAATACAGATTAACTTCAGCATCTAAACTTACAAGTCCAACTAAAAATTATCCAATATATAACATTTCTTATATAGAAACTAACTTTGAGCAAATAATAGGTCTTGATAGTTACCCTGGAGGTAGTTTGTTAAATTTTCCAGCAGATTCAAACATATCAGTAAATAACGGTGTATATAATAAAACACAAGGAGTTGACTATGGTACAATTAGTTCTATACTATCTACAACACCAGTTACGCAAGTTCAAGTAACAGAAAACCTGTCCACACTTGTAACTCCACCTGCTCCAGCAGATGAAATATTAATAACAAACCCAAACGATGTTAGCTTATATCCTAGTTTGTTTATTGATCCACAGCCTGATTCGATAGAAGTATCTGCAATAAAATCACCTAGAACAGTAACTTGGGCTTATCAAGTTCAAGCAAACGGATCTTATTTGTACAACGCTAACAGCTCTGTAGACTTTCAACTAGTTCAAGATGAAAAATCAAGAGTTATATTAGAAATACTTAAGTACTGTGGTGTGTTAATTAGAGAACCTGAAATAGCACAGCAAGCAGCTCAAGCTGAAGCGGCTATAGAAGTTAATGAAAAATCTTAATAAACTATGGCATTGATAACAGAAACTAATCAGCAATATTATCAAGGTGCTCAACCTTTTTTAATACCAACAACAGCGGCTGGTCAAATATTTACAACTACGTTTAATACAGATTT